GCAATCTGGCCCATCACAGTTATCTCCTGCGGTGTCAATTCGCCAGACTGCAGCAGGGGCTGCATGGTCTCCATGATTTTCTGGCGGAACTGGGGGTTGCGCGCCATCTGGTTCACGCGCATCTCGATCATCTGGGGCGACGTGTCTGCCCCCATGCCGGGACGGGACATACCGGGACCGCCCGTAGGGCCGCCGTTGGCAAAGCCCATGGCCAGAAGGGGACCGCCGCCGACCTCGCCGCCGTCAGCATAACCAGACATGGAGAGGCCCACCGGGCCACCGTCTGCCATTCCGCCGCCAGACCATCCGCCTCCGGGATTTTCAGTGCTGGTACGACTTTCTGTATCAGAACTGGTGTCTGGGCCAGTGTCCGAAGTAGTGTCTGGGCCAGTGTCCGAAGTAGTGTCTGGGCTGGTATCGGCGCCGGGCGCGGAAAACGATTCGGTTCCTGTATCTGGATACCCATAATACCCACCGCCCATCGTGGCGGGGTCTTGCTGCATGGGGTTGGCCGCAGGCACATCGGCCAGCGGAGTGCCGAAGAATCCGCCAGACCCGAAGGCCGCGTTCTGCATGGACCGGCCCACAGGGAACCCCGCGCCCACGTTGGCCGCCGTCTGCGCAGCCATGGAGCTATCAGGTCCAGTTACGCCAGTGTTATATCCTTGATACGCGTCGTATGCAGCGCGTCCAGCACCCAACGCCAGACCGACTGGGCCGGGCAGAAAACTAGCGGCGCCGACCATCGCCTTGCCGTAGTTCTGGGCACCGATGTCTGCGCCAATCCCAGCGACTTTACCCGCAGTACCCACCGCGCGGGAAACTCCGAACAGCCCAGCGTCCCTCGTGCCAATAGCGACGGGGGCCAGCACATTGGAAATACCCGAAGCTACCTTGGAAAAATCCTGCAGCGTACCGGGCGAACTAGGTGTGGTTTGGAAAAGTCCTGCGCCCGGCGACTGGGTATCGTTGTCGAGTGTATCTAGTCCGGGGGTAATGTTCCCAGACGATCCGCCAGGGGAATCTCCCGACCGGCCGCCCGAAGGCATCGCCTGTTCTGGGGGCAGTATTTCGGGGGCCGCGGCGTTTACCCCCGGAACGGGTATGGACACGGGTGGCGTAGCAAAATAGTTCCCTACGCTGCTAGACGCACCGCGTGCCCCACCGAGAGATTTCCGTGTTTTCTGTGTTGCCATATTACCGCCTCATGTTTTCAAGGAGCGCATTGAACGCATTCTGTATTTTAGCCACGTCAGCGGCTAACTGCTGCACATCGTTGAGCAGTTTGTAGTAGTCCGCCAGAGTTGGAGAGCCATTGGCCGCTAACTGCGTGGTGTTATAGTTCGCATCGCCCCGGGCGGAAAGCTGCGTCATCACCTGTAAATTCTGGGGGGTTACGCCCACCGAGTCATTTGAGATGCTGCGCCCGGGGCCGCGCTGGCCCATCATGATCTCTATGTTTTCCTTGAACGCCGCCAACAGGTCATACTGCCACTGCGGAATCTTCTCATTGGGTATGGACGGTATGCCCTGAAACTTTGGCATTACACGCCTCGCAGTCCGGACACAGTCTCGGCCAAGTGTATGGCCCGCACGCGCGCCGTGGTGGCGACCCGCACCTCGAAGGTGTCAGACCGGTACCCCGTGGGCAGTCGGAACGGTTGGTCGTTCGTGATGATGTTGGTGTACACCAATTGCTTGTTCACAAAGAATTGGAACGTGGCGTTGAACTCGGGCACCGTCAGGGGGGTCAACCGCGAGCCGTTCAGTGATAATTCGTTGGCCTCGTCCTCGCCCATGGCGCCCCCTTCGGTGGTCGCTGAAAGTATCAGGGCGTTAGCTGCCACGATGGCCGCATTCTCGGCAATAAGGGCTGCCTCACCCTCGGGCGTGGAATAATCCGCGATGACCCGGGCAGCGCCGAAGTTGACAAACTGCTTGGTGGTAAATACCTTCGATTTCCAATCCAGTGTCGTTGGCCCCACGTTGGGCGAATTCCACAGATGCACCTTGCCGCTGTCCACGTAGTAGAACGAGTCGGTGGCGGGTAGGTAATACGCAGCGGTAAAAATCACGTCGGTGCGAACAAGGTGGCCGCCCACTTGGTCATTGCGCTCAAACAGGAAAGTGTTGGTGCTGTCAGAGCCAAAGTACCTGCCCCGGTAGTATTCGCCGATCACCCCGGCCGGTGTAACCGCTTGTGGCCATGTAGTCCAGCTATGGACGTTCTTGGTGATGTAATCCGTGCCGATTGTCGTGGAGTAGACCGCCATGCCGCCCGTCGAGGACCACATAACACCAAATCCGATGTTGACGATGGACCGCTTGGACACGCAGGGCAGCACGTAGTCGGTGCGGGCCAACGAGACAGCCTCGGGGTTGTTGCCGTCCACCTTCCACGGTGTCCGGTCTGTCAGCACGATCAGCGTAGTGCCGAACGCGCCCAGTCCCACAATGGTGGAGTCAATCTGCTGGCGGTACTTGATGGGCCACGCGTGTGGCTTGCCCGGCTCGCAGAAGCACAGGGTGTTGCCGAAGAACCCCACAATCATGGAATTGTGGATGGTCAGCATACCGGCCATGTTGGTCTCGGGCTGGTCGTAGTCCAATGACTCCAGCAGGGTGTCCGCGTCGAGCGTAGAAACGTCGATGTCGTCAACAAAGGATGTAGTGCCCAGCGTGACCTCGCCAACCCGGTAATACTCCGTGCCGCTGACGCCCAGCACAGTGCGGTATATCCGCACCTTCATGCCGGATGTCTGGTATCCAGCGCCGTGGGTCCACGAGGCGGGCAGCCCAGTGACGGTGACGGTCTGGCCTTCCTTGACGAACACAGCAGCGCTGGGCTCGGAGGGGACGGATTCCTCTTCCCACGCGGTGTAGTACGTGAACACGTAGGTGCGTGGTTCGATGGTGCCTGCGAGGTTTACCTTACCCAGCGGGGCCGTTATCTCAGTGGTCGTAGCCTCGGCCGCGCCAAACGTGAAGTACGTGAATGTGGTGGCGTTGACTACGGTAACCGGAGCGTTGGTCAGGTTGTACCCTGTACCGTCAATATCGGTCGTGGTGACATAATCGCCTGTGGTCAGCCCATGGGCCGCCGTGGTGCCGATGGTAGCCGTGCCGCCCGAGTCCCGCGCCCGCGAGGACACGGTTTTTTCCGCAAACGCCGTTGCCGTAGCAATCGGCGTAGCTGCTGGCAGGGGCAGGCCCAGCGTGTAGCTAGTCGTCGGAAACTCGGCGCCGGATGTCGCCATGGTGAAATTCGTGACCTTGGGCACGCCGTCGCCCGTGTAATAAATGCGCTGGGTGGTGTCACCCTCAATCTGGGCAGTGGCCACATCCACATCGGTAATCCAGTGGAGCCACTTGAGGCTGCCGTCGCCGGGGTCCGTCATTGGGTAGATGGTCTTGACCGTGCCGACCTTGTCCAGCGTGGTCATTTCTTCATTGCGCCGGTACGGCAGCAAATCCCCCGACGACAAGTCGAGATTGAACGCGTACTGCGCTACCGTTTCCGGTAACAGTTCAGGGCTGATCTTGGGAGCCTCGCCCAAGAACCGAACAATTTTTAGCGCAGTACCTGCCATATCAGCACTTCCAAGCCTTGAGGGCCAACGCCTTGCGAGTGGGTTGCCCCTTCTCGTCGGTCATCGGACCTTTGACCCCGCCCATGCGCGCGCAAAACGAGGCTTTGCGGCCTGCGTCTGCTTTGGTCTTGGGGTTGGGTGCGGGGGGTTTCAGGTTGGCACCTTCGGTGCGCTTGTAGTGCGCACGTCCGGCAGCGTTGAGACCACCCTTCGGGTCTTGGAAAGCCTTCTTTGGCATGGCTACTTGACCTTGCCGCCGCACATGTACGGTGTGGACTTGGGGGTCATTTTGACCATACCGCCGTTCTTGTACTTCAGGGAGGCGTCGTACGCTTTGGTGTTGGCCTTCTGCATCTTGATGTCGGCAGCTTCGGCGCGGGCAGCGCGTTCAGCCTTGTCCATCGGAGCGGATGCGGCTTTGCGAGGAATGAGGGGTTTCTTTTCCACGGGATTCTCCTTACTTCTTGCCGAACTTGGGGGCCATTTTGGAGGTGGACTTGCCGCCCTCCATCTTCTCGCCCTTGGCGTAAGCAGCCTTGCCCATTTTCTTCTCGGCGGCCTCTTCCTTCTTGGACTCTTTGCCCTTGAACAGGAAAGCGGGTTTTTTCGATGTTGCCATGAATATCTCCAAACAAATTGTGGTAGGGGAGATTCTACCGGCGTAGCGACGCGTTGTCGCTAGACTTTGCGCTCAAAGTGGGGCGCGTCAACAAAACTACTTTTGCCAGAATCCACCAGCCCTCGCCAGTTGCCGCCCCAGCGGTTCAGCGGCCCTTGGGCTTCCCACCAGTCGCCCAGCGGCTTGATTTGCGCCCGGGTGCAGACGTTGCCCCCCATGAGCAAAACAAGGTCTACCGCGCACTTCTTGATGTGGGCAGAGTCCATGGTCTTGCTGCGCCCAGTGCGGACGTAGATTTCTTGCATCTCCAGAGGGCGTTGCACCTCTCCGAGGCGCACTGCATATCCCATGGCCCATGCCTGTTGTACCAGCGCAACCATGTCGCGCGCGAAGGCTTCTTGGTGCTCGCCGAGGGTCATTTCATACCCCCAGCCATGCGGGCCAGACTGTCCGTCTTTTCCTTGGAGCCGCTGGAACTGCCCCGGTGGTAATTCAAAATCGTGCCGCACATGGTCACCAGCGAGCCGAAGGCGGCGTAGGCCAGTTCCTTATTTTCCGCTGGGATGGCGTGGAAGAACAGCAGTGCCGCGAGTCCGACAGTGGCCGACACAATGATGCCGTCCAGCACGTAAGGGAAGTTTTTGGCCGCCCAAGAGGCTTGGGCGCTCTCTTGGATGCGGGTATTGGAGTCCCGGGCGCCCTGTGTGTTAGCGATGTCCAGCTTGCGGGCTTCCAGCGCGTTGGTGAGCAGAAACTCCTCGTGGTCAAGTTCCATCTGGCGAAGTTGCTGAAGCCCTTCAGGAGTCTGGGTCAGCGCCTCAAGGTCCACCCCCAATTTATCCTCGATGGCCTCTTTGCCCTTGGCGAGCACTGCATTACCCAGCAGCCCAAGACCTTGTGCCAGCAGCGTGGCTACGAATGGGGGAATCATTTGTCGGCCTTTCCGTCGAGGCCCGTATGGATGGCCTGCATTAGTTCGATGTGCCGCTGCGTGCTTTGTTGGGAGTGGATATTGAGTGCGTCGCGGAAGGCAGCCCGGTCCTTTTCTGCGTTCTCAAACAACTTCTCGATATGCGTGTTTAGCTTGTCAATGCGTTTGCCGTGCTCAGTGCGGACTTCATCGACCTTCTCGTCCACACGCACCATTACCTTGTCATTCAAGGTAGAGTACCCGCTCGATTGGTTAGTCCGCAAAGTTTCCTGTGTAGATCGCAGCATGTCGTGCTCCTTCTCATTGCGGTTCCATGCCCAAGCGATAAGACCCATCACAGGTGCCCACAGCCATTTCAGAATGAAGTCGAAGATGTCGTTATCTGGTGGAGTCACAGTACGGCCTTGATGTGTGGGGATTTGGTAACCCGATTGATTTTTAATGCAATCTGGCGCATGAGATTGTAGTCTGGGTCGAAGCTGTTGAACGGATGTGCCAAGCGCTCCAGCGTGTCGCTCACAGTGAACTCACCCGCCTTCGGCCAACCACCGGTGACCAGCGCCCATGTGGTGTGCGCAATGATGATGTCCACGAACCAAGCAACGATGGCGATGGGGGCCAAGTACCAGTATCGCTTGGGATTGTCCGCGCAAGCCACCGCAGGCCGCAGGAGGAGGATCAATAGGTCGATCATGGCTTTGGATACTGCGCCTTAACCGCTAGGCAGGCATCCTTGTACGCCTGCACTTGTGCCATATCATCTTTGGCCAAACCGTCGAGTAATTCCGTAATCGGTGGGTATGCCGCCCGACGCAGATCGGCGTACGTTGGCGCGGGTGGGGCCGGGCGCAGGGCTTCGGCCTCCTCGTCCGTAATCGGAACCGACCCCGGGGGCAGAAGGTGCTCGAACCCCGCAGCGTCGAGGTAGTGGAGAGAATTGTCGGGGGCTTTGTAACGCATTACGTTTCCTTATCGAAGTTCGGCCCATGTTGAAATTGCGGCTGAGTAGGTGACCACATAAGACGCACCAATAGGCACTACAAAAGTAATGCCCCGCTGTTCTGCGTTACTCGCTGTACCACCAACTACAGAAATTCCGTTCACTACAGCACCATAACTGCCAGACGTTGCACATCCACCGTTTACACCGACCTCGATGGGTTTTCCCGTTGTATTGTAGTAGGTTGTGCCAGATGTTCGACTACCTGTCACGTTCTGCCAAGTCTGCCCGTACCCAAGGCCGGAAGGCCCGGAGTGTGTCATCCACCCGGCACCACTGTAGTTGATAAGCGTCAGGGAATCTCCCAGCCCCATAGCGACAAGAGAGGTAGTTGTCGAGGTACCATTCGCGTACAGTATCTGACTCCCCTGTGTGGCTATGGTTATGGTACCAGCCGTATGGCAATAAAGCGTTATGACCTTGCCAATATTTGCAACATCCGCGACGGGCAACGTCAACGTCATCGTCCCAGACACATAGAAGTGTTTGTTGTAATCTGCGGATGACAGGGTGGTATTCGCGGAAAAACCTGTCCCGGCGGAATATCGCGTATCGCCTGATCCCCAAGTAGGTGGCGCGTCGCCATTGGATTTCAGTACCTGCCCGGCCGTTCCGTAGTTGGCCCCACCGATACCCCAAGCCCCTGTAGTATTAATCCGAAATCTCTCCGAGCCGTTCGTATGGAACGCCATGGGAAGGTAAGTGCCGGTTCCAACAATCCCCGCCTCAAGAGTCGATAGCGTTCCGTTAACGCCGACATATGTGTATGAAGCGTTTGTCGCCCCGGAGGAGTTCAGAAACACTGCCCCGGCCGTCGGGCTCGTCCCGTTTGGGATAACCCCTACTTGTGTGTATCCGTTTAGGGTGCTGCTCTGGAAACTTACCCGGTTGGCGACTGTTGTGTTGCTGAAGTCGCCAGTAATGCGGTTGCCGGTACCCGTAAAAATTAGGTCTTCCGGGTATGTTCCGGCCACTGCTGCAGCCATGACATCTGTAATCGCTGCCGCATTAAATCGCAGCGCGAAGGTGTCCCCAGCGTTCCACGCCGCTGCAGTGGTACCGTCTTGCGCGCGCGCAACTGTGAGGGTATCCCCTGTACGCGCGGTAACTTTTACAATCTCTCGTACCAGCGCAGCGTTCTCAATCGTGGCGTAAAAATACTCCCCCGCGGTGAGCGCGGGAAACAATGCCCCAGAGGCCCCGGTGATGGTGATGGTCGTTGCCCCGGTGGAAATTCCCACCGTCAGTTTGGACCGTGCGAAGTTGGTGAATTTGATATTTGCCATGTGTTACCTTACGCGAACGGCCGCATCTGCACGGCTTGACTGTCCGTATTGTATTCTTGCCCAGCCCGGATTGTGGCTTGGGAAAGTAAGTATGTCCACTGCTTGCCGTGGTAGTCTGCCAGTTTGGGGTTAGACCAACTGCGTTCCGGCATGGCCATTAGCTCGTGTAGCGTGCCGTGGAACAGTTCGCGTTGAAACTCGGCATAAAGCCATGTGGGCAACTCGGTCGCTGAGGTCGTCGGGCGCATGTACGCCTTGATGTAGACACTGCCTACGGCGTCGGGAACCGGCACAAACGAGGCATAGCCCGTCATGTTGGTGGTGATGAACTGCGGCCGTCCAGCGTCGTCCTGCGGCCACGAGGGGTGCCCCGCGCGAACGGCTTTGTATGGCTTCCACGTAATCGGGGTCTTCTTCCCCTCGGAGTCGATCAGATAAGCGTCAAAAATGTCAATCACCTCTGCATAACTTACAGCGGATACAAGTTCGTATGTGGGCTCGGCAATCACTAGGGATAGCGGGATCAGGTCCAACGTCCACACCCTCCCGCGCTGGCACAGGTCAGTAGCCATTTTGCGCACTGTGCGTTCAATGGCAAGGTCTGGGCAGCCGGGTAGGAACGCGGAAAACTCTGGCGTCACCGTGGAAAAACTGGTGGTGGGGATTGCCGCGGATACCGCGGGGGTGATGATGATGGGCATGCTAATTCTCCTCGCCAGTGGATTCGACCCATGTACCTTCGCGCACAGCCTTGATCTTTAGGTCGAGCGCCTTGACGCGCTGGTAGCCGAAGTTTGTAGCCAAGGACTCCGCAGGGATGCTGGACTCTAGGAACAGCAGCATGAACTCGCGGGTGGCACGGGGCAGTAATGTCTCGCGTTCTAGCTGGGCGACGCGGGCATTTATCGCGGAGAGCTTAATAGCCGCGACTACCTCCGGGTCTTTGGGCGTATTGATGATGGTGCGAACTGCACCCACCAAAATATCGCTCACCCAGAAGTACCGGCTGTCTTCCGGCGTTCCCACGGTGATTACTTCCTCCAGCCCAAGATCAATTTTATCCTGTGGAGTAGACAGGTTCAACCAGTTGGCCGGGTATTGGGTGTCTGCAATGGTGAAGGGGTTGCCCTCGGAGAGATGCCGCGCAGAGGCGGCGTGGTAGTAGGTTGTCATGGGTTAGCCTTGGCAAGTTGTTTGCGGAATGCGGATTTGCTGGCGGGCGTCAGCACTGTGGCGGTCCAAGTGTTTGTGCCAGCAGCGTTGTAGCTGGCCGAGGCCGTGCGCAGCTTGAAACCGTTGGCGAGCTTGTCTGCGTGTGTGCCAAACGTCACAGCGTTGCCGTTAATGGTCAGAGTCTCGGGCGCTCCGTTCATCCACACGAAGGGGCCATCTGCCAGAGCATTACCCGTGAAGCTGCCAGAGGTGGTGACGGTATCGCTGGTCAGGTTGCCCGTGTGCAGGAGTTGATACCCCGGTGTAATTGCGTTGGTGAACGGGCGCTGCCCGAAGTTGTAATCGCCAGCCGCAGAAGGGAACGCAGCCGGTGGCGTCCAATTCTTGGTCACGCCGCTGATCTCAAAATACCAATTGCCCAAAGTTGGGATGATGGTGGGTAAATCAGTCGTTCCTGAAGCGGTTAGATTTCCATTAGTAAGCGTTGACGCCGTAGGAGAAAGCGGATTCAACGTGGCGTAATTCCCCCGCCCATTACCCCCATCAGAGTAGCGCGTAGGCACATCCAGCATGGAGTCGTAGGTTTCCCCGGCTGTGATGCTGATACCTGCGGGTGTCCAGTTGTTTGCGTTACCAGACCTGTCAAGACACAGGTTGGCCGTGCTGCTTGGGTCAGAGAAGTCGAGGTAAAAGCCGTTGGTTCCGTATGTTCCCGCGTAGGCGATGGGCGACCACTGGCCGGTCGCAGGGTCAGTCATACCGAAACTGGCGGGGGTCAGGGCTTGGCCGTCTACGAAGTTGACCTCGGAGAGGTAGCCGTCGAGGTGAGACCACACCGCGCCGTTATCGACTGCGCCCATCCGATGAATGTAGCTGGAGGAATTTACGGCCAACTCGTCATTCTGAGCCGTGTTGAGCGTGTTGGTAGAGAACGAAGTTATTCGTATGCCGTTTACATACAGCTTGAATCTGTCCTCCGCAGCCGCCAATGTTGTGTTCGTAGCAACCAGTACATGATACCAAGCGGACGGGTCGCGGTACGTCGCCGTAGTAACCTTGTCACTCCGTATGGCGTAATCCCAAAAGTCTGTAATTCTTAGAGCTGACTCCTCCGTGAACGAAAAATGCACCTGATTTATGGCGTCTCCAATCGACGGCAATGCGTAGAACAGGGTGTGCCATTTCAACTTGCCCCGCTTCGCCCACCCACTCCACGTCCACGTTCTGCGGTCCCCCAGAATTGAAGCCGTTCTCTCAAGGTACGCTGTTGCGCTTGCACGAAAACGCAGGCTGCGCTTGATCTGGTACTCGGTACTCCCTCCTGCGCTACTCTCCAGCAACAATGGCGATGCGCTACCGGGGATCATTTCACGTCCCCTATCAGTTTGGTCGTGATGCGCGTGGCGCTCTCGACGTAGTACACCAGCACATCCACGGCATTGGCAGTTGTGGTCAGCGAGGGTGCTGTACCCGCCGCAAACTTCCAGTAACTGCCATATGCCAGCGTGCGTGAGCCAGTGGCGTCCTGTGTGATGACGATGGAGCCGGACTGCCCTGCCACAACATTGGTCGGGTTCGCCAGTGTGCGGTTGCCCCCGATGGTGAGCCTGAAGTTATTGCCGAGCGCGAGGTTGGTGGCGACGCTTGCTGCATCCGTCAGGGCCACCGGCGTGCCGCGTTGGGCCGCAGTGAAAGATTGTGGTACACCCGTGTCGCTCGTGCTACTATTTTTCCACAGCCCGGTGGCCGCGTCATACTGCAAAAGTTGCTTGTTTACCGGAGTTGTAATCAGCACGTCGTGCAGTTCGCCGATCTCGAACCCATTTTGGACGTGCACGAAGATAGAGCCGTTGCTGGGGTTGCTGATAACGCACCAGCCCAGAAGTACACCATGGTTGGGCGCCGTGGGTCGCACGTTGGTAACCGCGCCTGCCGTCGATGCCGATAGCCACAACGCATCGCCTTCGGCGAACGCAGCGGTGTTCACGTCACGCAGAAGGCCGGACGTAGTAGCGAAGCCCTCAGCATTGTTGCCTATGGGTTCCGCCACGAGTGCGAAGGTGCGGCTGGATGTCGCGTCGGACGTGGCCAATGCCAGTGCCGCACTCAGGCGCTGCCCCTGTGCCCCAATGACGTAGACCGCCTGCATCTTGGTAAACGCCACACCGGTCTTGTTGACGATGTGTGTGACGCTCTC